GTTTTACCTATTCCTTCTTTTATACCCTCAATACCGTCTAGCTTTCCTTCTATTGGTCCTAAACTTTCAGCTAATGTTTTAGCTGTTGCACCTGCAGGTATTTCTTTACCATCCCCTGTAAATCCATAAGGACTAATTTCTTTATCTAACTCAGAATTTTTAAACTGTTCAGGTGCTTGAGGATCAAAATGTACATCCGCTACTACACCTTCCGGTAATACTGTTGGTTCTACAGTAAGTGGAAATTTATTGCTGGCAAATAAAACGTCAACAATTTGACCATATGCCGCAAGTGTTTTAGTTTTTGTAACCTTAATAAATACTCTAGACTTTTCAGCCTCTGTAAATTGTACGTCTGATCCGTATATACCTCTGTAGTTACGATAGGATCTTAACCATCTATCTTCGTCTTGTTGTCTATAATCGTCAGCACGTTTATAGCGTTCCATGACAAATGGAATAATACCACTAATACCTGCATCGTCAACTCCCGAATCTTCAGAGTCTTCTAACACTATTTGTTCGTCATCTGTAAAGCCTTGATCTTCTTCCATTTATAATACCTTTAATATCCAAAAGTTTTGTCTGCCATTGGCATACTAGATTGGGGTCGTCCGTGTGGATCATAGTCAAATATACTAAACCTTGGTCTAGACATAATACCATATCTTAGTGCATCATACAAGTGATCTTCACTATGTGTATCAATATCTTCTGGATTTTTTTTATCCAGTGGTATAGACGGTAGTTGAGAAACCATGTTAACGCAGTTATTAAAAAAAACTAATCTAGGTTCTTCTGTAAACTCATCAACTTGTAATCTTCTGTGTATCTCATTTTTACCTGCTACTCTTGATCCCTTACTTCTATCTGAAGGTCTCCAACGACATCCTCTACTTACCATCTGCTCTGCAAGACTAGGACCAGTATCCCCTCTTTTGTGCCAAAGAGAACTGTCCAAAACTCCGTATCTAATAGGACCGTCACCTGCTTCCAACTCTAGTATTCTGTCTGCTAAATCTGCAGCTAGTACTTTACCTACATACAGTTCTCTGTAAACAATTAACTGTTCGTTAGGAGCGCAAGCAAACCATACTACTCCAGACTTACTTCCATAACCATAGTCACATGCTCTAAATCGTACCCAGTTACTTGGTATATCAAAGGGTTCAATTACATGTATGTTTCTATCAAACTCTGTAAAGGCTGCCCCTTCTTTAATATCCCAATCACCGTCTAGTAGCTGTCGTCTTTGTTGTTCTGGTAGTGACAAAAGCATTGCTTCGTAGTCACCTTGTTTAGCTAAGTAGGGATTGTCTTTTAGTCGTGCTGGTATAAACCTACGTTTAAATAAAGGTATACCTGCTTTTTCGTGTCCTTCTGGATACTTTAGTATTTCTCCAGTTTCAATATCTGTTGCATCAAATGTTACATTTGGTACTGCTGGGTCAATAAACATTTTCTTAACCCAATTGTGACCCCTACCTCCGGGGTTTGTAGTTGCCCTCATAAAGATGGGTAGGTCTGGTGCAGTAGACCGTAAACGAGAACGCATGTAGTTCCATGCATATGGTGTGGCCCATTGAGTTAACTCGTCAAAGCCTATCCAGCTAAATGCCAGACCCTGATAACGCAAGACATCGTCTTCTCTATCAAGATACGACATCCACAACCTTGCGCCAGAGGGCGCGGTCCACTGCATCTTTCTTTCAGACCATTTAATTCCGGGCCATATCTTGGGGTACATCTCTTGTGATTTAAATATAAGTTCACGTAACTCTTCCGTTGTGTGTCTTAGTAGTAGACCACTAAAAGCAGGATGCCCCATATACCTCAGAGGGTCTGCAAGCATTGCGTAGGATTTACCACCACCAGCACTGCCACCATATAATACTTCTCGTTCACTTGCCGCTAGAAAATCTGTTTGTGGGCCATCATTTGGCTTAAAAATTATATTGTGATTTTCTTCTAGTTTTTTAACTGCTTCAATATCAATATTTTTAGTTTCTATTACTTTAGATTGTGATTGTTTCTCTTGCCCCAATACGACTTTTTTCAATTTCTTCCGCTTTGGAGATTGCCTTTTCTGCATACTCTGCCCACTGGCGTAGGCTTCTAGCTTTACTATTTCTTTTTTGCTCATTATCCAACCGTTTTCTTAAACCTTCATATGATATCGTTCTTCCCGTATTGGTACTTAGCCAATTTGCTACTTCACGATATGAATACTGTTTTAAGTATTGTTTTGCTGTTTCTAGTTTGTTAAGTTGGTCGGGTATGGGTACTAGTATATTATCGTCAGTCTCGTCTATTTCATAACCAAAGGGAATTGTTCTAGACATTCTGGGTATAGAAACCCATTCATTATTTTCTTGTACATCTATGAGTGGAGGCAACTTCCACTTTCCTACAGACCTAGTCATCAGTTTCTGCAACAGCTTTAGGCGGCATTAACATAACACCACCCTTTGCTTCTACTTGTACTTTTTCTGTTTTTACTAATCCTGTACGGTCTAGAAGTTCTTTAGCCGCAAGCATTTTATCTTTAATGCCTAACTCAGTAGGATCGTACAGACCACCTACCATAGCCATTGCAGCTTTAGGTGCATTACGTGCCATAAAACTCTGAGTTGCATCTAGTATTTCTTCTTTAAGACTATTGACTACTTCTGTTGTGCTAGACGCTTCTGAGTATCCAGCTAACTTTTTTGCTGATACTACATCACCACCAGCTTCGTCAAACAGTATGGTTAAAAACTTCTGTTGTTTTTCTGTTAATTCTCTTGCCATTATTTTTTCTTCCTGCTAAGTACTGTGGAACCTCTGGCTTTTTCTTTTGCTTTCTTTGAAAGATCTTTAAGGTGAACCACAACTTTAGAACTTTTAGTATGCGTTTTACCTGTATGTACAGATCCATCAGGCATTTTGTGAGTCTCTCCATTAAATTTTCTACCATCTTTATAATAGTGCTGTACGCCTTTAGCCATGTTATTCTCCTAGCATTTCTAGTGCTGTCTCTAAGGTTTCGTGGTTTCTACGAGTCCACCCTTTACCAAAGGTTTTAAAAGTAGTAAGACCTTCATAAAAGTTTTGACGAGTAGAATGCATCTTAGTAATTATATCTTTGGGTTTCATATTGTGTACAGCTTTAATTGTCATAGGGCCAATACCACCATCAGCAGTAACGCCCACAATCCTCTGTAAGGCTTTCGCAGAACGGCCCATTCCACTATTAACCCCCCAATCAAATACAGACCAATCAACTCCACTAGGTAAATCGTCACATCTCCCCCTATCCCAATAGTTTTTTCTATATATAGGATAGACATCTACTGGTGTTAATGCTCTCATTTCATCTTCTGTGGCGTTATGTCCAGTGTACGCATCATACACAGCTTTAGTAACACCTAAGTTGGTCATGCCTCCGGGGTCTGAAGGATGATTTACAAAACCACCTTCATGTTTCAGAAGCATACTCATGCAAGGTACAAAGTTTTCTATACTCATTTTTTAGCTATGTTCTTTACTTTTTCAAATGAACGTAAACCGCCAAGACCCAACATTCCCATAAGAACAGTCATCAGACTACCCATATCAAATGCAGGTAGAGGTGGTAGCTCTGCTCCAAACATAGTAGCAAAGAATATTATACAGGGTTGTAGAATAAAGTGATACATTAAAGCAATACCACAAGTCCATCCTACAAAAGGCCGCCACCCACCAATAAAAATAGAACCAGACTTTGCCTCTTCTTGATTAACTTTAATCTGAGACATAGCTAGTTCTTGTGCGTGACGTTCAGCCATTGTAGAAATCTCATGAGCTAAAGCAGCCTTCTGATCTTTATCTTCAATGAACTTGTCAAGTAGTCCTGTAACTGGGGATATAAGTTGAGCTAACATTATTTTTTCTTCTTAGCCATTCCACCATACATCATTTTCTTTTTAGCCATACCACCGCCCATCATTTTTTTCTTAGCCATACCGCCAGCTTTCATGTAACCCATTTTGTTACGTACGGCAGTAGGCAGTTTTTTTAAACCACCTGTAGGTTTCTTTTTCATTGTTCCCGGCATATTATTCCTCTTTCAATATCATAACGAGAAACACCAATATCTTTGAGTTCTCTGTCTGTCATATTTCTTAATTTCCAGTAATTGGCTCTTTGTTCTTGTATTTCAATTGCTCTATTCCATAATCTTTTTAACATAGTATAACTCCTTTACATATGTAAGTCAATAGCTATGACCTACTGTAGGAGTTATACCATATCTAGTTATACCATACTACAGCTATTATTGCAAGCCCGTTATGCATTATTTGCGTTTACAATCACAAAAACCGCACCATCCAAATAGATGTAATATAATTCCTACAACTATAAGTCCAACTAATCCAGAGCTTCCTAAATTTTCAATTAGGTCCATAAGATTTCCTGTTGCATTTCCAAGAAAAATTAAGTTGCTTGGTCCTACTAGTACAGACGCTACTATTGATAACGTGATCAGGGCAATGCCCATTTCTGTAACACTTGCTATTGATGATTTCATTTTTTCCATTGTATATCCTTTTTGTTAAATACCTACTTTATCACTTACATCCCAGTACACACATTTTATATCAATAATTTTGTGACTAGGAAACTCTTGTACTAAGTAGGGTAATCCTACATTTTTAATTCCTGCAAAACATGCAGCTTCTTCTTTAAATACTGGTCCACCGTATGTTTTACAATCTGTTGTTACATACATAGAACACATAAGAACTAAAGGTGTCCACATTATTTTTTCTTCTTAGCCATTCCGCCCTTCATGTACGCTTTACTGTACGATCCGGGTTTAGCATGGTTTTTCTTGGGCATTCCACCTTTGTTCATTTTCTTCTTTACTAAGCCACCTTTTTTTAAACCTGTCACAGATTTTTTTGATGCCGCTTCTGGCGTTACGGTAAACCTTCTCATAAAGTTTCCTATAGAATTTTTTATTCTGTCTCTATAGCTTACTTCAGTTTCCTTTGGTCTTTTTATAGGAAGTGATCCAAACTTATCTTTAAGCGCAGATTTTTTTAGTTTATCTAGTGATGATTTTATTTCTGCTTTCATAGCTTTGTCAGATATACCAGCTAAAATTTTGTCTGACTTATCTTCTATAGTTTTATTAGACATTAGTTATCCCTTTACCACTTTACCTTATCAGCCCAGTACGCTGCACTCAACTTACCTTTGGCTATGTTCCTACCGTGTCTAGCTTTAAAACTTTTACGCTTTGCTTTCATACGGGCAGACTCACCTGCTTTAGGTTTACCTGCGGTACTTGCGCCTTGTTCACCAAAGCGTATCATTTTAATTGTGCTACCTTCTTTTGCAAGAACTACGTGAGATTTAGTTGGGTGCTTTGGCGTACGTTTAGGTTTGTTATAACCTGAAAATGTTTCACCTCTATACTCTACACTCATTTAATTACCAGCCAATGGATTGTCTATTGCACGTTGTATTTTTTTATCTAGTGCTGCTTCTAAGTTATCTAGTTTTTGATCTAACTTAGACATCTTAGAATCCATACGCTCTTCAAAAGATTTAATAGTAGATTCAAATCTAAGTTCAAATGTATTTATTACTCCTCGTACATCTTCTATGTTCTCACGATTACGAGCATCTTGTTTCTCTAAACGGGTTTCTTGTTTATCTATGTTAGCGTTTATCTTATCTGACTTGACTTCAATAGCGTTGTTTAGTTCTGCTGTATCTTGATTGAGATCCATACGTAGATCATGTAG